ACAGTTACAGCCGAAACGCTCCCGGCGGTAAAGTCCGGAGCTTTGCAACAGTTCTTGCAAATCATGGAGGAAACTAACCGCTTTGATTTGAACTATTTCAAGGCCTCGACAAAGGAAAGTAGCGCGATACGCTACACCTTTAAGAATGGCACTTACATCGAGTTTGTTTCTTACGATTCAGTAGGAAAGGCGAAAAACGCCGGGAAACGCGACATTCTGTTTATTAATGAAGGCAACCACATGAGGTTTGATATTGCCTCTGCTCTCATGGATAGAACCGAGTTAAAGGTTCTGATTGATTTTAACCCAGATAACGAATTTTGGGCGCACACTGAGGTATTAACCGAGCCGAACGCCGGGTTTCTGCTTTTGAAATATACCGATAACGAAGGATGTCCGGAAAGTAAAGTTGAGATGCTTCACTCGAGGCGCGAAAAGGCGAAGACTTCAAAGTATTGGGCTAACTGGTGCCGGGTTTATATCGATGGAGAAATAGGTACATTACAGGGCGCTGTATTCCAAGATTACACCATCATCGACACTATTCCACCGGATGCAAGGTTAATTAACCATGGCTTAGACTTCGGATTTGAACCTGACCCAGCCGCAGGCGTTAGCCTTTACAATTGGAATGGTGGATTTATAGCAGACGAATATCTGTACCGTACAAGAATGTCAACAGCTGATTATATCGCCGCTTGCAAGCCTTTAAACAGGGATGGTTTAATCTTGTGCGATCATAATCTTATGGTAATTCAGGAATTGTCTAGAGCAGGAATAAAGGCGTTTAAAGCCTACAAGCCGCCGGGAAGTATCGAAGCAGGGATAATCAAGATACTTGAACGTCCGCTTTATGTCACGTCACGTAGTGTGAACTTAATCAAAGAGTTAAGAGGGTATATCAAAAACGAAAACGGCGCTTTTGAAGGTGATGACCATGCAATAGACGCGATGCGATACGCCAATAGCCGAACCAATACACCGGGAGGATTTACAGCATGATAACCATCAACATTAACGACGTTCATTTCAGAGTACCAACGTCCTACTTTGACATAACTTTCGGGCAGTACGTAGGCTTCCAAGCAGCGCCACCGGGCAACAGAGCCGAGTTAGCCTATAAGTTAACAGGTATTCCTCCGCATTGGTACAATGACCTCATGCTGAACGAACGTGAAGCTATTGACGAACTACTCGCATTTGCGGATAATGTTGAAATTCTTTATGGAAACATCACAAAAGCCGAGTTATTCGGAAAAACCGAACAACTGCCCAAGTGCGACTTTGAGAATGAACCATTTGAAAAGTATATTAAGACCATGGCCATTTTCAGCAAGTCGGGAAAATCGGCCTTGTTTATGGCCGAGGCGATTGTAAATGTTTACTTTAACTTATCAATACTAAACGATTCACTTCCAAGCATTTACAAAGAAGCCGCGAGGGTAGTGAAGGAATATGAAGACATGCTGAAAAAATATCCGGTTTTCGAGGCTAAAAACAAAAGTAACAGGGCATCATTGGCAGGTGTTGACAGGTTTAAACCCTTTGGAGAGTATGCAACTTTAGCCATGCTTTCGGGTTTTGACCCCATTAAAATGAACGAAGTCAAGTTATTACCCACTTGCGAGGCCTTACAATTAAAGAGCTTACTATCTTTACGCGACGCTTATCGCGCTGATTATGAATCAATCACAACTAATTGACCTTATACGCGTTAGCGCGGCTGAGGTAAACGAATACGGCAGCTTTGTCAACCTTAACGGCAAAGACCTAAATGCACGTAGAACGGAGCTTTCGAGCTTAACGCAAAACATGCCTTTGCCTGTTATTGCGCTCATGCACTCTCGTAGCAACTTCGACCCCACCCGGCGAACGAATAACCGTCATAGCTTCATATTGCTTTTTCTTGACCAGTCAACGCCGGGGGCTGCACCGGATACCAACACCTCGCTTTTACTGGAAGACACTACGGAGGACATAACGGCGCGGATGGAACAACTTTTTCAGGACTTCGCTGCGGACTTTTTCAGCGTTCAAAACATCAGGTCGGGCAAATATCAGCTTGACGGAAACATCGAAATGACCGCCGAAAAGAATATACTAGCCACGATGTTAACAGGGGTTTCAATCCGGTTTAATTTAATCGATGCTCAAAGATGCTAATTGACGAAGCCTTTAAGCAATTGGCCGAACGTATGATTCAAATCATGCAGGACAACATTAGGAATAAGCAAATACCGAGGGTAACACCATCAAAGGGCGAGTTTCAATCGGTTGTTGACGCTTCGGGAGAGCTTGCCAATTCATTAACCTACCGCATTGATGGATATACTTTGGAGATATTAGCCAATTCATACTGGAGGGACGTTGTTTATGGCCGTGAACCGGGCGAAATTCCCAGCGTTGAAGACATATTCAGGTGGATGGGCAACAAGGGAGTGAAGGGTAATCCGTCGGTTATTGCCTTCAATATTGGTGCTTATGGTTCAAGCATCTTCCAAAAATTCAACGGCCAAGATTCAGGGCTTTTTGCCGAGGCTACCGACGATTCAATCCTTCAAGAGTTTAACGAGCAACTTTCAAACGAACTAATCAATGGCATTATACAGCTACCTTAGAAACTCACAGGCGAACGACGTACTAAAGCCTTTCGCGGCTTACGACCCCAACGGGATGAAGTTTTACTTCGAGCAATCGGACAACGATTTTAGCTTCTCGAGCGTAACCAATGCAGGGGGAAAAGCGCGGTTAATCATTTCATTGGCCTCTCCAACCTTCCCAGCGGTGGGAGATAGTGTCACCATCACGGGAAGCCTAGCAGGCACTTACAAGGTTATTGACGTGCAATCTGACCCCGATACACCACCCCAGTATATCACTATTGACCTTCCATTCACAGCCACATCAAGCGGCACGGGCAAGGGCATCTTTACAAATTGGATATGGGGCGTTGAGGTTGCTGATACTTCATTAGGCACTTATCGCAGGGTATCCGACTTTAAAATCCGGCCCGACAACCAAGGGCGCTTTACGGTGGACATTACAGCCTTTATTCAATCCGCATTTTCGCCGCTTTACAATATCGCTTATGATGATGTTACAAAGGAGCTTTCGGGCATGTTCCTATTTTTCAAGATTATTGACCAAGCGAGTAATGACGCTTATATTGGCTACAGGCTTGTATTAAGGGCGTGCGAGTGGCTTGTCATTTCGGATATTGAACCCGACACTAACCCAGTATTTCGAAGCGAAGCGCGGTATTTCATGCGGCGCGGTGAAGACGATTTGCTTTTAATGAAGTTTGACCCCGAAGATGAAAAGGCCGTATGGGATAGCGATATTGAAGTGGGTACGGCCAATTCAGCACCTATCAATTATAACTATTGCGACCAGTTTCCTACATATAGCCTCGCATGGCTTAACCGTGCAGGATTCATTCAGCCGTTCACCTTTTCGGGCGTGCCAATCGAAAAGTGGCGAGACGGCGATGAGGTAATAGCGATGGACAGCAGCATGACCGAATACTCTACCAAGGTAACGGGCAACTATGACGCGGTTGAAGTTAGCACAGGAATCATTTCCTTTGAAATGTACCAAGCGATTATTGGCATTAGGAAAGCCTTGCAAGTTTGGGATGTTTCAAACACGTTTTTTTTGAAACTGCCCGTTATACTCGACCGCTCTAATTTCATCGTGTTAGACCACGGCGCACAACGCTTTGAAATCAAATTTGAATTTAGGTACGCTCAGCAAAAAACAGTGGCACGGCAATGATAGAACTTTACCTTAACGGCACATTGGTTGACCTAGACCCTGATAGCCGCGTCCTGCTTTCAAAAGCAGCCAACGACATAGGCGAGTTTCAGAAAGCGAAGGGCGAATTTGCCAACACAATGAAGGTTGTTCGTACCCCTGCAATGGATGCCTTTTTCGGGTATCCAACCACCATCAACAGCACCTTCGAGAAGGTTTACCAACGCTTCGAGGCATTAATTAAATCTTCCGGTGCCGACATTATGGAGGGCTTCGCTTACGTTGAAGACATTGACGAAGACTTTTACAACGTCCAAGTGATGGGAGACAACTTCGACTTGTTCAACCGCATTAAGGGCAAGGAGTTGCAGGACTTAAACATGAGCGAGCATGACCATATTTACGACGCTGCCGAAGTTGTTGCACGGCGAAACGACTTAACAGGACTTTGTTATCCGGATGTAAATTACGGCGGACAATGGGACACAGGAAGCGGAAGTAGTCACAAAGTTTTTACCGACTGGAGGCCTTCGATTTATGTCAAGTATGCCTTACAGAGTATTGTAACCGAGGCAGGATTTACCGTTGACACAAATAGCGAGTTATTTAATAATGACAAATTCAACCGCACTGTAATACCCCAATGCGGCGCATTCAAGCGCACGGCCAATCCTAGGAGGATGGATTTTTCATTTAGTATCCTGAATTACACTAACTCAGGGTTAAGCGTTGAAACTCGCATACAGGTTAATAATTATGCAGGAAGTTCCGTCTATTACGTCCGTTCTGCATCGAATATTATGACAAGGGTAGAACCGATAAGGCACGCTTTCAGGGTGACAATTCAAATCAACACGTTAGCAGCCCCAGCCACATATCGCATTTATTCTCCCGGCGGTACTACATACGCTGAAAATACAGCCACAACAACAGGCGTGCAAGACTTTGTTTTTGAATGGGAAGACTTCATGCCCTTTGATAATACCGCCTCAGATGGTTTTGACTTGTGGGCATCTAACGGAACTACAAACCCGTATATTGTTAATTCAGGAAGCATAACAGCCACAGGCTTAGAGTTTGTAAACGCTATTACAGGCGAAAAGGTGAAAGACCAAAACGTTTTCAGAGTAGCAGACGAAAACGGAAAACGCGCCGTCGAAGCCTCGGGAATCCTTCCAAAGATGAAACAAACGGACTTTGTCAAGTGGATTTTTACCACGTTCGGAGTTATTCAGTCCGTTGACACTGACCAAAAAGTAGTAAGATTTGACTTGCTTAATAACATTCCGAACAAAGCGCCGCAAGCGTTAACGGTTGATTTTTCCGAGCAACCCAAGTTTAAACCCTATTTCGGTAATTATGCCCAAAGCAACCTTTTCGTTTGGGAACAAGACGCGAAAGACCCTCTTATAGCGCCTAATCCGATATATGGACGCGGCGAAATCGTTTGTTCTTATGCAGCCCTAGACCCTCAAAAGGAACACTATCAGGCACCTTTCGCAGCCGCAGCTGTAAAGTTATGCTTTACAAGTCACCAAGTAAACGCGGTTTGTATTCCATCAGCGGATGACATAGCTCAAAAGCTCATGACCGTGCGCCTAAAAACCACAGGGAATGCGATAAGGATAGACGGATATTCGTATCCATCAGAGTGGTTAGAAAGCACTTGGGAACTCGATTATTCAGTATTGATACCGGATTATTACGGCAATTGGTTGGATACATTCCGGTTACCCATGCAAGTAGAAGCGCGGTTAAACATTGATATAGTTCAATACATGAGCTTCGACTTTGCACAACCCGTTTACATTGAATCGCTTAACGGATTTTTCTACATGAATAGCATTAGCGAATTTGATGCAAGTCTCAATGAGTCTGTAACTTGTGAACTAATAGCAATACGATGATAAGTTTAATTCAGGGGGAAGATAAGATTCTCCAATTCGATTTGAAAGACGCAGCAGGCAACGCGGTAAATTTTGCCGATTTACCGGAAGTTAATGTCATGCTATCCATTGACGGCCAAGCGGTTTTTCTTTGGTCAAAAACTGTCCAATCGGGAAAGGCAAGAGTGATAGCAGTAATCGGCAATCCTTCACGGTGCAAGGTCGTGTTATCGCGTATCGTGACGCAATACCTGCCGGAGGGACGTATCGCAAAGCTTGAAATAACGACGTTCCAAACGGATGCCGACATAGCCAATAATAGAGCAGAAACCACCCAGGCCACCATGTATAAAATCAAAGCTAGGTTATAATGGCAGACGTTAACACCTCGGTAGTTATAAAGGTTGAAGCCCAAGCGAGTGAGGCAATAGCTTCAATCGTTAAGCTCAAAGCCGAAACAGAGGACCTGAAAAACAGGCAGTCACAGCTTGACACCTCAACCGACGATGGTAAGAAGAAGTTTGAAGCGTATTCAGCCACCATCAAAGCAAACAACGCTGAAATCCGGAGCCTGTCCACAGCTACCCAAAACATGGCCAAAGAGCAGCAAGCCGCAGCAGGAAGCATCGACCAAATGAGAGCGCAGGTTAACAGCCTAACAAAGGAGTTCACCAAGCTTTCACAGGCCGAACGCGAAAGCGCCAAAGGCCAAGAGTTGAAGGCTTCCATAAAAACCAAAACCGACGAACTGAAAGCCCTCGAAAAGTCAATAGGGGACAACCGCCGGAACGTGGGCAATTATGCAGACAGCATCAAAGAAGCCGCGTCAGGCATGAACCTTTTCGGCAAAAACTTGGGCGATGTTGGTGGAGGAATTTCAGGGATAGGCGACGGATTCAAAGCGGCTGGGGGAGGCGTTAAAGGCTTTGGAATGGCATTAGCTACGTTAGGTTTACCGCTCCTTATTGCCGCGATGCAAACCCTCATGGGCATTTTTGAGCGCTTTAAGCCCCTTATGGATGCAATCGAGCAAGCAACAGCGGCACTTGGTGCAGCGTTTAACGCGCTTATCCATGGCGGTTCAATGACCGAGGCAGCGAGCCAAGCAGCATCACTAACAGCAGCTTTGCAAGACTTAGAGGACGCTGAAATGAGCCTACAAATCCAACAGGCTAAGACCGAAACAAGCGTAAAGCGATTGATTATCGCCTCAAAGGATAGGACAAAAACCGAAGAGCAGCGCATCGCCTTGTTAAAGGCAGCCGCTCAAATGGAAGAGGCTAACTTCCAAAGGCAGCAGCAGCACGCAAAAGCAGACCTTGAAACACGAAAGGAGCTATTCAGGAACAAGTACAACCTCACCAAGCAGGAAATGGAGATTGTGATGAATGCCCAATCGGATGAGGAAATTGAGCGCAAGAGGGTTATTTTGGACAAAACAACCGAAACGCAAGAGGAGATTGACATGCTTCGAGATAAGCATATTAAAATCATTCAGATGGAAGGGCAGTCTTTGGAACTCAGGGAAAAAATTCAGAACCGAGAAAACGCCCTAGTGCAGGAAATCGAAGACGGCAAACAAAAGGCAATTGAAAAAACCAAGGCAGAACGCGAAAAGGCAGCGGCAAAGTCTTTGCAATTAGCTGAAAAAGAAAAACAGGCCGAACTCAAAAAGGCTAAAGACGTGTTGGATGCTACTGTTTTAATGAATCAACTTAGAGTTGAGGCGATGGAAAGCGGCAGGGAAAAGGAAATTCAAGCGGTTAAAGCCTCATCATATGCCAAGCTAATGCAGTTAAAGCTAGAGGGTAAGACTTCGTTAGAAATTATTGAACTTGAAACAAAGGCAGCTGCAAATAAAATTGCCGAAATCAACAAGAAATTCGATGCCGAAGACCTGCAACGCGAAAAGGAAAGACAGGCGAAACTCAAAGAGGCTAAAGAGAAAGCTCTCGAAAATGAATTAAGCCTAATCCGTGCGAGGCGTGCCGAAGAGGAACTAGCCAAAGGTTCGACGCTGCAAAGCGATATTGATTTGCTCACCAAGAGACTCGAATACGACCTTCAATCGACCGAATTAAGCTACGAGAAGAAGCTTGAACTCGAGGCTAACTATAACCGCGATGTAGCAAGGCTAAGACAAGCTGATGCCAAAAACGCTGAAACGCTAGCACGCCAAAAGGCAGATGCTGAACAGTTCTACTTAGACGCATTGGTTAGCGGCCTTCAAATGGCAGCCCAAGCGATGGGGCAAAACACGGTAGAAGGGAAAGCGTTACTTGTTGCTCAAACCTTATTCAGCACCTACTCAGCAGCTCAAAAGGCGTTTGAAAGTCAGATTGTGCCAGCAGACCCAACCAGTACCGTTAGGGCATTTATCGCCGCTTCATTGGCCACCGTTGGCGGTTTGGCGCGTGTTGCTGCAATATCTTCAACACCAGTCCAATCTTTTGCTAAGGGCGGAATAATAGGCGGAAAGCCGCATTCAGAAGGAGGTACAAAATTCTATGGAACCGATGGAAGTATCTTTGAAGCCGAAAGAGGCGAACTTTTGACCGTGGTTAACAAGCACGACACAGCCACCATAAGCGGACTGTCAGCCATAAATTCGAGGCATGGCAAGCCTTTTTCAGGAGCTAAGACCTTTTTAGAATCCGGTGGATTTGCAGCCACTTCCATGACCTCAGATTTTTCGGGAATCGAACGATTGGCCAAAATGGCCAGCAAGCAAGGGCAGCCGATTGTTAGGGTTTCAGAAATAAATTCAGTTCAAACGCGGGTAAGTGTGCGAGAATCCAATGCTATTTAATACCTTTACGATACATTCATAATCACCTTACCAACCTTTAAACCCCATGCCAATGAAGTAGATAGAATAGTTTGTGGTTACTGATTAGTTTGATTGCAGCCCTCTTCGGAGGGCTTTGGCGGTAAAAGCTGATACGATGGAAGAAAATTTGAAACACGTCAGCCGCCATAACGCAAAACACGTGTTATGCGGTCGGGCTTTTGTCAAACGAATAATTAAATTTTAAACATGGATAAAGAAACAATTTTAAAGTGCATAGAACTTACTGATGATAAGTTTCAACACTACTACAATGAGGCTAAAAGAGTTGGGCAATTTGATGCTGTGAAAGAGCAGGAATATGTCAGAGCAGCAATGGCATTAAAGGAATTGAAGGATGAACTATTTGAAATGTGGCATCGGTCTTACCATAGCACATAACCCCGAAATATACGCAACCACCACCGACACCTCGACTCCAAGTACCAAAAGCAGTAACACCAAAGCCCGGTTAACGCCGGGCTTTTTTTATTGCCGTGCTTATGCGGCGCGATGCCCTGAAAAGCCACACGAATGGCGAAGCGGCTGAAAGTCCTGCCATGATAACGCCAACGGTTAACGCGTAAGCGAGCCAGTACACGCTCATGATTAACACCCCTATACATCTACCTATTATTATACTCATAGATTAGTTGATTTATGACCTTGCTCATTTGGTAGTTCCCAGCTTTTCGACGGAACTTCATGAAGTTCTCTTTTTCAATCTGAAAGTTAACCTTAAAAGTTTCCTTACCTTTTGGCCTTCCTCTTTTCATAATTCACCCGAATATATTGATAAAATCTATTTCCATAATAAATCTATTGATTTTTACAATGTGAAAGTAATTATTGACAGGCCGATTGGCGAGTTTGAGCAGTACGCTGATTTGTACGGTGAACCTCAATTGTGCTTTTCCGCAGCCGAGATGGACAGTCTTATCAAGTCCTGCACTGACGATGTTATCGAGGTTGAATTACGTTCACCCGGTGGAAGCGTTGAGCAGGGTTTAATGATTTATGATCTTCTTCGCAATTCAGGAAAGTCAATTAAGATGTATGGCTATCAGCTTCACAGCGTGGCCAGCATTATTTTCTTGGCCGGCGATGAAAGGCTCATAAGTTCAAACGCCACTCCGATACTTCACCACCCCGCTCTTTTGCCTTGGGACTTAGACGGAAGGCTAACAGCTACCGACTTAGAGTTAATTGCCGAAACTATTAAGGTGCTTGAGGATAGAATGATGGCGATTTACCGCGAAAGAATGGGCTTCGATGCCGAAAACGAAGCGGTTTTTGTGGCCAAGTTGCAGGAAGAATGGCGAATGAGTGCAGACGATGCTATAATGTGGAACCTAGCCACCGGGAAAATAGAGTATTCCGGCGGACAAGCCAAGGTTAAACCACTAGCATACAGCGACAAGGCAGTAGCAATTTACAAAGAAACCCAATTAAACATGGATATTAAACAGCAGTTAGAGGAGCTGAAAGGCTTGATAAAAGCGGCCTTCGCTCCAAAAGTAAAAGCAGGGAGTGTAACAACTACCTCAGAAACAGTTAGCGTTCTGTACTTCGAAGGTGACCAACTCGAAGCCGGGAAAGCGGTATTTTCGGATGAAGCGATGGAAACCGCAGCACCAGCAGGAGAGTATGAGCTTGACGGTGGAATGAAAATCCTAGTTGAAACTAACGAAGGCGTTTCCACCGTGACTTCAATCACAGAGGCCGAAGATGAAGACACAGAGGCGCTTAAAAAAGAGCTTGCTGATGCTAAGGCTACTATTGAAGCCATGAACAAAGAGAAAGCCGAAGCCGAGGCGAAAGCAGCAGCACAGGCAGAAGCTATCAGAGCTATCAGCGCGAAGGTTGAAGCATTCGAAAAGCTTATTCCCGGCGACGGAGACCCTGCAAAGCGAGATGCCGCTAACAAAGGATTAGACCCAACAAGAGCCAACAACGTCGAAAAGATGAAGGCCTTTTACTGGGGCAACGCTACCAAGTAACCAACCACTAAACCGAACCTTAAAACATGTCATTAGTTCAATTAAACGCCCAATACAACGGCGGACGCAACGCGGAAATTTTCCGCGAAATCTTCCTTCTTAACAACACGCTGAACCAAGGGTTAGCGCGTATCGTGGATGGAGTGAAGGGCAATCAAACCTTAACCGATGCAGTAGCTTCGGTAACGCTCCAAGCCTATAAGGCAGCGCCGGTAGTAGGTACAGACGAAGCGAGTGACCTGTCATTTCGCGACATATTGTTGCAGCCTGTTCAACATATGTTGTTTGACAGCTTCAACCCTGCCACTTTCCGCCAAACATTTTTCAACCGCGACGCAATTCCCGGCGCGATTAACTCAGTTGGCGACGAGTTTCTTTCAGAGGTGATTTTCCTTTATGGCGGGAAAATGTCCCAAGCCGCTGAGGTATCATTTTGGCAAGGCGCAACTAGTACAACCAAAACCGCTATTGCAGCACTGACCGCCGGAACCGGGCAAAACGCAGTAGGCGCAGCGGAAAAAACACTTGTTGGAAACCTGCCAGCTGGATTTTTTGATGGTGTTGTAACTAAAATGATTAGCACCTATTCAAACGATGCCAACCGCCGCCGCTACAAAGTAGCAGGAACCACCATCACAACTACTAACCTACTCGAAGAGTATGGTAAACTCTACGCCGCTATTCCATTGGCTTACAATGGCAGCGCGTTGCTTCAAACCGGAAACGTGGAAAATCAGTACATCTATGCCCCTCATAGCCACCTTGCATTGATTAACCAGTTCAACAACGACCCTACCAAATACAAAGACGCTTTTATCAAAGACGCTGATGGAGACTTCACCTTCAATGGCATTAAAATCAAGTTTGTACCACTCCCAGCGAACACTATGATTTTCCACCGTTGGAATTACCTCGTGTGGGGTACTGACATCGAATCAGACTTCACAAACCTAACTATTGCGCCTATGAACTCATACAGCGCACAGCATGTAATCCGTGCGGACTTCTCCCTAGAATCCGCTATTATGCAGCCCGGCCAAGCAGTCCTTTACGTTGGTTAATAAAAAGTAGTATGCCCACTTCATTACCAGCTTGTACCGTACCAGCAGCACTTACAACCCTGACTTGTGCAGGGTTGTATGAGGTTGGTGGTATGGATGCCCGAATTTACGTAGGGCGCAGATCAGATATTGCCACTGTTACCTCCGACACCACCGGAATAACCGCTATCACCTTATCCGGTAGCGCGAAACTTTACAAGTACGTTGGAAAACCTTATGCCAATTCAGGAGGCTCAGAGGATGGCGATTTAACCGCTTCGTCTAGGCTTAAAACGCATACCCTCACTTGGATGGGTAACGCCATTACTCAGGCTGAAATCACTTCACTCGAGGCAATCGGTAACAGTAGGAACCTGTTTGTAATTGCCGAACTCGAGGCAGGGCGCTTCATGATTTTCGGACTGGACAAAAACCCAGCAACGGACAATTATTTAGACGCAAGACGCGGTTTAATGGCGAAAGTCAGCATCAATTATGCAGCGGACATCAACACGCCTAACAGCGCCTCAGCGGTATTTACCTCTCCCGATATGTACTCTCACCCAGTGCGCTTTGGCGCAGGCGCTACCAATGCAGCTAACATCACAGCCCTAGAAGCTTTGTGTTAGAACCTATTAACCTCTATGAGGATATAGACTTGAAAGCCCTGTCCGATTGGTACAGGGCTTTTTTTAATGTAAATTTGTGTACTTCATGCCCCCAAGAAGTACGAAAAGCAGTCCTTAAATTCAATAAAATGGCAAAAGAGAAACAGGCAGAGCCGAAACTATCAATGAGATTCAAAGCTGAACACGCTGAAAAGCAAATCAGCACCAAGGAGGGTGTAATCAACGCGCTAAACCTTAATGAGGAGCGTATCGAATTACTCAAATCATACGGCCTAAGCGACTATTTAGAAGCTAATGAAGGGTAATTTAAAGCCAATAACCGCCGCTAAGGTTGACGATATAGCCGAATTTAAGGCGATGAAGTCAGCACGTGCGGCGGTTATAACTATTCCTGACCCAAAGCACTCCGGTAGGCTTTGGACGTGGTTTGGCGAGGCTGACAACGCCCCGAACCTATGGACATACGCGATTGATGATAGCCCAACGGCTAAAAAATGCGTTCGCAAATTGCAGCAATTCATCAAAGGCAAAGGCTTTGTCGAAAATGGGGACTTAGTGGTCAACGCTAATGGCATGACCGCCAATGAACTACTTTCAGAATTCGCAAGGTCAGCGGCCTATTGGTCAGGCGCTCATGTGGCTATTATCAAGTTCAACGGCGGCGGCGATGTTGGTAGTGTGTACCCGTGGCAAGTATCGTTTACCCGGTACCGGGAACACGATGGTATGTATCTATCTAACACTCGCTTTGGCACTTCACGGCGCACGATGGAAAGGGAGATCGAGCATCTACCCTTTAACCGATTCGAGGGCAAAGAGAAACGAGTTGATAGGGTGCTTCGACAAGTGCAGGACACTGGGAAGCAATCCGGCGATTTATTACTCAGGTTCACCTCCGGCGAAGGGCAATTAAAGGACATTTATCCAATTCCCGACGCATTTTCAGGACTTAGCACCATCATAGCAGACGCGAAGCTAGCGAACAAGGATTTAAGCCTTATTCGTAATGGTTTTTCAGCGGACAAGATTATCGTGTACCCTAGAAAGCTGAATCGTGTTGATAAGGATGAACACGGCAAAACCGAACACGACTATTACAAAGAGGCTGTATTGCAATTCACTGGCGATGAAGGAAGCGGCACGATGTTGTTAGATGGTGACTTCATCGAGCTTATGCCCGACGTTAAGCACATCGACAATAAAGCGGCGTTGGATTCAACCGAGGGCGCTAATATCCGCATCCCAAAAGCTGTTTGCAGGCTGTTCGATGTTCCTCCGGTGCTTATTGGTATGGATGTAGCCAACATATTAGGCAATACCAAGGCATTAGCTGATAGCATGAAGGTATTTTCTTTGGCAGTCGAAGAGTATCAAGGCCTTATCATGCAGACATTCAGGCAGTTATGGCCTAATTTTAACTGGGAAATTGAACCGTTGAAAGTATTTGATGCAATTCCTGACGAAGTTGTTAGGGCTTTGACAGACGATGAGCTAAGAGCAATAGCAGGTTATGAGCCTAAAGAGGTTATTCAATCCTCAGAGGCTGAAATTATCCTAAAATCGCTTAACGCTTTATCGCCATTAGTAGCTAATAAAGTACTTGAGGATATGACACCCGACGAACGCAGGGCATTAATTGGCCTTAAACCATTGGAAACCAATGAGCAATCTATCCAACCTTAAAGCATTTCAGCAGTTAGTTCCAAACTTCGGGCTGAATATCGTATTAAACACCGTTCAAAATCACATCGACGATGCAGTAAGTGACTATTTACAGCCTTCGATTGGCAAGGACTTAGTAAGGGCATTAGAAACGGCGATGAATGATTACAAGGCTATACCGATTTATGACCCTTTGGTAAGTTATTCGGTAGGCTCTAAGATTCGCTTTGAGAATTACGTTTACCGCGCTGAAACAGGCTTTGGAACGCCGCCGGGCAACAATTGGACAAGGCTTAAAATCTTCGACCTGTTAGCCGATTACGTTGTCCCTTACGTCACTTACAAGGGCGCAGCGCGATTCTTTGTTTTTCACGGTGCGAATGTTGACCAGTACGGGCTGCATTCAAATTCAGGTGCCGAGTTTACGCAAGTGTCCGACAAAACACGCGCTGCAATGTCCGGCGATATGGAGCGAAAAGCAGCTAAAGCATTACTTGAAGTGCGCGACTTTTTGACGTTGGAAAGTTGGGCGATTGACGGCGTTCAATATGTTGACCCAACCAAAACAAAGCCAACGGCAAAGCCTGATTTCGGAATAACCCCAATCAAACCAAGATGGCCATAACCGTAATAACATCGGACAATACAATCGAGGTTTTAAAGCCTGAAACTGACATCATACAGGAAGTCCAAACGCCCGGCAGCAAGGGCGATAAAGGGGACAAGGGGGATAAGGGGGATAAGGGAGACCAAGGCATTCAGGGCATCCAAGGCATTCAGGGAGTGCAAGGCTTAAAGGGTGACAAGGGCGATAAAGGAGACCCGGGCGATTCACGTTTACCCGAATCCGCTAACGGAATTGTTACCATGTCCGGCACTTCGGTTGTTATTGTTCCCCGCTCAGGAACATGGGCTGAAAGGCCAGCGGCATCATTTGTTGGGCAGGTGTATTTCGCCACAGACCTAGGAACTAACGGCACTTTGTTAACTTGGGATGGCACTGCATGGAGAGGTAGGGTAGTGTTAAAAAATACGGTAGCCGCAAGCCCAAGCAATACGACAGACAACACGGTGGTGCGCTCGTTTCAGGTTCCTGCCGGAGTTATGCAGGTAAATAGTAATATTCTGATAGATGGTCACGTAACTGCTCAGGCATCAGCAGCATACAGCGTTAGGCTATACATTGAAGCAAGTGCATCAGGAGCGACAACAGTAATAGCTCAACAACTAAACAACGCTACTACGGTTCGGCAATTGGCATTTCAAAAAATGCTATACAATCGTAATAGCCTAACGTCACAGCAATCTTATGCTACCAATACTTTGATTATAAGCCAACAGGTAACAACTACTCAAGCGGACACCACAACACAATACAGCATCAACACAGCCAACGCATTCTTTATCAATTTTGCAATTCAGAAAGGCGCAGCACTTGACGCAATTTTCCTTTCCTACGCTTCAATCGAAATTGAGATATGAGCAATTACGCGGTATTAATTCAAGTAGAAGTTGAATTCGAAGGCGAG